GGTAGCCATTCGGCCTCCTGAAACCCGCGGCCCAATGCCACGGTACGGAGCCCAGACTATGCCAAAACGTCACACCCTGTCAAGCAACGCCCCCAGCGGTCTCCGCGGGAAGCATGTCAGCGCCGTTTCGCGCGTTGCGTTGATGATCTCGATTCCCATGCGCTCGGCGTCGCGCGCCACAAGATCGTAGCGCCAGAGCCACTTATGCCACGGCGAATAATCGCCCGCTTCGCCAGGGTGCTTGCCGTGCCAGTGCGTCTTTCCGCCGGTCGCCTGCATGTCGAAGCCGAGCAGCACGATCCTTTTCGTCCAGTGCGCCGCCAGATTGATCGCCTGGATTCCTGAATTCGACCCCATGTGGATGCACGTCGGGTCCGACGACAAGCCAGGCGCGTCCACGCTCTGGATGTATTCGAGGCCGTACCTGTCAGCCGCTTCCTTGTCCTGCGTGATCTTGCGGCCCCTGAAATCCTTTACGCGCTCAGCGTGCCAGTCCCACCAGTGCCCGTCGCAGGCATAGAGGACATCTGCCCATGGAGCCATCAGGTAATTGTCGTTGATGCAAAGGACACGCTGGCCCTTGAGCGTCGAGACGTCCTCCGCTGTTAGCGATGGACCCGATGCGATGATGAACCAGCTTTGCGGAGTATCCACGCAGTAGCTTGTTCTGGTAGTTCTTGACCACTGTGTAAAAGCGAGGGGCCGTCTTGACCCCTCGCATGCGCCCAGGATTACGACGCGGCCATCTTCAGGAACTTCACGGCATCGTTGTTTCGCGGAATGCCGCCGGCCCGTTGCGCCACCAGGAAGTTCGTGAACCCCGGGACCGTCACATTGTCCCGGATCATCGACATGCCGCCGATGGTCGCGTACGTGTACGCACGCCGGAAGTCGCCGTAGGCGACGGGGAGCGCGTTGGCCGCGTAGTTCGCCAGGTCTTCCCAGATGATGACCGGCTTGCCGAGGATGAGATCCGGCACTCCGGCCTGAACGCTGGGCTGCCACAGGTACTGCCCCGTGGTGTCCTTCTTCTGGCGCAGCTTGCCCATCGTGATCGAGTTCATCGCCCACTTCGCGTTGGACTGGTACGGACGGCGCACTGTCACTTGCAGGTCGATCAGGTCGTCGATGTCCGGATCCTTCGTAACCGGGGACGAGCCCGTGGCGACGTACTCGTAGACCGCCGCGGCACGCATCGGGGATGCGTAGTCGTCGACGTTGGTCGGCGCGCTGTTCACCATGCCGGTCGGCTGCGAAGACCCGCTGCCCGACAGGATCGCCGTCGAGACGGACACGGCCATGGTGTCCGCCACGTCTTGCGTGAGCCAGCCGACCACGTCGAAGAACAGGTCCTCGAGCGACCAGTTCGACGCGCGCGGGAAGGCGTAGAGCTCACCGTGGGTGATGGTCACCTTGCGCAGGTTCGGCGCGCGGGACTGGCTTCTCGTTCCGGTCTCCGCGGACCACCCACCGTTGGCGCCGGCGATGGTCACGAGCTCGTTGTAGTCGGGGCTCCCGGCCTGCACCCTGTTCACCTCGGGCAGGATGTCCGACTGCTTGAGGACGAGGTTCTCGATCGTCGTCGAGATGATCTTCGGCACGGCGTTGCCGCCCTGTAGGGCGGTGCCGGAAAGGACTTCGTTCGCCTTGGTCTCGGCGTCGATCGCCTGCCGGTTGAGCTGCTTGCACTCGGCCTCGAGCGCCTGGTCCTTGAAGCCGCTACGCAGGAACTTGACGAAGGCCTGCGCATGCTTCTGCTGCACTTGCTCGGTGGGCGTGCCCTTGGGGCGCTCGGCCAGGGCCTCCAGGAGCTCGAGCCGCGTCTTCTGCGCCTCGTTTTCCTTGTTGAGCGCCGAGGTGACCTTCAGCAGCTCGTCGATCTTCTTGTTCCAGCGGTCGGACTGGATCTCGAGCTCCTTGGCGCGCGTCTCGTTGCCCTTCTTCATCTCGGCGAGGCTTTCGTCGTTCGCCTTGCGCATCTGCGCGACTGCCTCGCCGAACTCGTCGATTTTCTGCAGGATCTCGTTTGCCATTCTTGGCTCCGAAAAAGAAAAAGGCCCTTGACGGGGCCTTCGCGATTGGTGGATTTGCTACGGGTCAGCCGAAGATGCGTTTCAAGCGGCTCTCCAAATCATAGGCGAGCTGCCTATCGCGAAATCCGGTCAGACCTGCTGCCACTTCAAGCTCAAGCGGCGTCGCGCTCGCTTTGCCTGGTTGATCCACAGCCTCGCGCTGCTGATCGGTTTCCGAATCGAGCGTCGCGCTCAAATCGAATTCTTGAAAAAGGTTCTTGGCGCATTGCATCGCCATCGTCCTGCTGAATCCGCGAGAACGCAGAAAACGCTCAGCTTCACGCTTCAGTTCAGCAAGTTCCCTGTCGTCCGGGACATACTCGCCGCGCGCGGATAGCCGCGACTTGACGTGTGCGACCTGCGCCTTCGGGTTCATTGGGATTGCGACGATCGAGACCTCGAGCAGGTCGACTTCCTTCAGGAGCCGCACACCGTCGTCCGCATAATCGACCTTCGTCGGGATATACCCGATGGATAGCCCGCTCACCGCGTCCATTTTCAGAAGCGTGTGAACTTCCTTGCCGAGGTCTGTCGCCGCGAGCTCTCCCTTCACTGGAAGTCCCTTGTCGTCCTCCGCAATGTCGAGCCACTTCCCCGGGATGCGCGTCATGTCGTGCATCCAGAACATAGACGGCGTCGTGCCGTTCGCCTTGTGCTCTGCGAGCGTGCGCTTGAAGGCGCCGGGCAGGATCACATCACCGCCGAGGTCGACGTTGCCGAATACCGCTCCATGGCCCTCGAACTGCATGCTCGAAAGCGATTTGATTTCAAGCCGCGTCGTCAGGCGGGTCGGATTCATTCGATTGCGCCCTCTCTTATGCGACGCGCCAGGGACGAGTCTTACCCTCTTCTGCGTCCTGGTTGTCGTTTGGCTTGGATGGCTTGGGGCTTTGCCCCTGCGTCTGCACCGACTGCTGATACTCTTCGCCGCCCGGATCCGTCCGTGGCGCAAGACCTTCGCGTTCGCGCCAGTCGTTCGGATTGATGATGCCGTTCTGCAGCTGAATCTGCTGCCCCTGCTGACGCTCGAAGAATGCAGCGCGCAGCTCGGCGTCCAGGTTGAACCTGATCTTGAGCCCGGCATTGCGATCAGCGGGGGTGAGAAAGTCTCGCTCCATCGCGGCCTCGAACGACTGCACCACCGGCATGATCACGTTGAGCGTAAAGTCCTCGGATTGCTGCTCGACGTTGTTGTATTTCCCCGAGGTCAGGTCGCCTACGTGATAGGGCGGCACGCCGAACGCGCCGGCGATGATGTTTCTCTGCAGTTGCCTCGTCTGGAGAAACTGCGCCTTGTCGTTGTCGATTTTCGCGGGGTCTCGGTTCTCAATCCCAGGCGGCAGCAGGAACGCGCGGTGACGCTTATGCCCGCTGAATTCTTGCTGAAAAGTCTCGATGAACTTCTTCTCCTCCACAGGAGACTTGAATCCGCGGAATCCCTGATGATAGGCGAACATCATGAGCGGCACGGCGCCGTTCGCGAAGAACGTCGCACCGTATTCCTCCGCAGCAATCTCGAGCGCGATCGTCATGTGGACGTCGTTGACCGGAGAATCGCCGCAGACGAAATCGCGCGACGGCCCGCGCGCGTAATGCACCTTCTCATACGGCCAGTTCTGGCCGTTGTAGCGGAAGCTCACAGCCAGCGTATCCGGGTCCTGAAGCACCTCCACACTCGAGGGCTTCACCGGATACAGCCTGCGAATCGGGCCTGTCGAACCGCGCCCGATCTTCGCGATAAATTTTCCGTGACGGACGTAAGTGCTCGCCGCGTCCTGCCAATAGTCGTATCTGCTTTGCCATTCGTTCGGCTGTCTCAGCAGCATTGCTATCGGATGATTCGGCAGTTTCTTCTTTACCTCTCGTCCGTTACTCTGAGTTGTCTCGTAAACGTGGACAGGAGTGACAGCAACACGCCTGGAAATTGCCGTAACGATCGCATGGACCGTCGGCGACTTCATGCAGTTGTCCGGAGTTACGGGCCCAACGTTCCCGCTCTGCGCAGCGAGAATCCGGAGGATCGTCTCGAAGCTCGCGTCCTTGCTCTCCTGTCTACGAAAAAAATTTAGCAGGTTCACAAGGCGATCACCTTTCCTGTGACGTACGCCCCGGACGCTCCAGGATTCAGCGCCATAAGCGAAACCGCATCGAAGAGGGCCATCAGCGGGTCAATCTTCGCGACGCCCGCGGCCTGCTTTGTGATGACTACCGCATTGCCTTTCGGCTCGACCTTGGCGTTCCCGACGCACCAGGCCATGAGCGGCTGGTTGGAATGCTCCAGTTCTCCGCCGGCGAGCTTGCGCTCGGTCGTCTTGATCGCCCCGGTGAGCTTCCAGCCCTGCGAGATCCCGACGATCTGCTCGACTGCAATACCACGCTCCGGCGCGAGGAGCGCGTCCACGATGTCGCCGATGCCAGCTTGGTCGACGCCGATTGCCGCCTTCTCAGGCAGGAGCCCGGCGTCCCTTATCCTGCAGACGATGTCGGCCACCTCTTCGACGTCGTCGCCCGGCGCCTCCACGATGGTCAGGTCGCCGGCCGCAGCGAAGTCCCGGAGCCGCGGCGCGATGTCC